GTCCTGAAAATACCGGCATCCCGTGCAAAGGGAATGTCAAACTCAACCTTAGTCTTGGAACCCGCCAGTAAAATTGCATGCGGCCCTGTGCTAGCTTCCCAGTGGTCCGCCGGAGCTCGTGACATTGGGGAGCCAGTGACAATAATGGCCCCAGCCTGCAGATACGTGGTGAACAGATTCACCACAACTCTGGCAGTCACCCTACCGCCATAGGTGTTAAACAATTTAGCCTGTGCATTGGGGTTCCCATCAAAGTAACCTGACGGGAGAGCAACCTCAAAAAGCTTGGTTCCCTCATCCTGCAGCGTGGTCCAGGCTCCTGTTCCAACTCTAAAAGGGCGTTGGTAGTAGGGGTTAGAAGGCGCGGGGGCCATCAACTCCGACGTGTACCTCTCAGGCTCCTTAGTCCGTACCTCATCTGACTCCACTACACCCTCATCTTTGATCGTCATCTCTTGTCCTGCTCTCGCTTCCTGTGCAGACACCGAAACCTGGGTGGCCTCTTCCTCATCCAAAGGTTGTTCCTCCTGTGGCACCTTATCAGTCTTAAAAGCATTAAACATCTGCTTTTCCATCACTCCAAACTCGGGATTTGGGGGACGCTCAGTCTGATATAGGTCAAATGAGTCTAACATCCACTCGTTGATCCTTGGGATCCAATCACCAATCTCTCTGCACTCTTTCTTGATACAACGTACCACATACTCGCGGTCTTTGACCTGTGGAAGGTAGTCCGTAAGCTTAACTGCGTTGACCTCGAATCCACTCAGTAGTTCCGCATACATCGCATCTGGGTGTCTTGCCGATTCCAAAATGCCCGTACATATCTGCATGGCGTACGTATCATAGCTACCCTCCACAAACTGCACAGCCTTAGTGATCCTGTCGGGTTCCAGTGCCATGGTTGGGCCAAGGTACTTGTCGACTCGATAGCACCGGCCACAAAAGGGCAAGCTCAAATCGCCAACGCCCTCCACTTTCATGATATACGAATAGAACCTGGAAACGAAGTCATAGATCTCCATAAATCGCGTCTTGAGAGCGCGTGTGCTACCCATATGGTGATCATCGCCAAAAATAACCGCATTGACTTGGTCAGTTTTGTACGGGAAGAGAGGAACCAATTTCCGTTTGTTAAGTTCTACCCGCATGTGCACATATAACTTCCATAAACTGAAACAATTCAAAAGGAGGGTGATCAAACAACCTGAGGGCAGCATGCCCAGTGCCCGGAAAAGAAAACCTTTGTAGGAATAAAGTCCAAAAGCTATCTCCCTGAGCAACATGAACATAATACGACACTCACGATTAAGGGGTGGCAAATCCGGATGCATCACGCGTTTGTCGGCGCCTGAGTTGTCAACTATACCCTTGCGTATCAGAAACTTAAGAAAGTCCTTGTAATCTGGAAAATCATGTGATTGGTCCTGACCCGACTGGTCGCACTTGTGCACAACCAATCCTCCCAAGGTGCTGATCAATTTGGCCAGCCCCTCGGGCGTGCAAGACATGGCTATGCCCAGGTCCACACCATTAACAGCAAACCAGTGCAAG